GGGAGGACACAGGTGGGCCTTTACGCAAATTACAATCTTATCCATTGAGTTTCATCTATTGTGCTTCTTTACAATATTCTACAGTAGTGCTGTTGACACACCAGCATACCTTGATACCATTCCACTCGTTGTTTGTATCACATCCCTACCGAAAGGAACTAAGTCATGGCCACAAAGGATCAGATTAGCCTGGTCAAGGCATCCCATCGTCGCATTAAGGATCTTCTGGAAGGAACAGACATTGAAGCACGAGTCAGCTACACTTCTGCTGACGACACATTGAAGATCGTATTCTCCAAGCGGTACAAACGTCTCGGTACATCACTGGAGTTCACTCGCATTGCATCTCTACGTGAAGTATCTGCTTGCTCAGGAATTATTGAGCACATCGTTCGTGAGATGACACACGAGATGGGTCCGAAGAAGTTCGATCCTGCAATGATCCCCCTCAATCCGCCATTTCGCGAAACAGCAGCCTTCCCATTCTAGGACATCCTCATGAGCAGACCTAAACGGCACACAGCCCTCGAACGATTCTACTTCTCAGGTATTCCCTTACCAGAAACCAACACGGAACTCTGCACAGCCGATACGATGCCTGTTCCCGGTCGTATTGCTTCAGACCCCATGAAGAAGGAGCTATGGGACTTCATCGTAGCTGACATGCAGAACAGGAGATGTCTCAGTACAACCTACCTGCTTCTCATCACAGAGCTAGTTGAAGTCCTCTCCATGATGCATGAGTGCCGTGAGAAGATTTCTGAGAATGGAATGGTAACTACCCTGTTCGATGACGAAGGATCATTCAAGGGGGAAATGGAATCTCCGTATGTGAAGATATTGGCAAGACAACAGCCCATCCTCATAAAGATACTGGAGAAGCTGGGAATGAATCCCAGAGACATATCGTATCTCATCAACACAGAAGCCTCTGCGATACAGCCAATAGAGGCTCAAGTGGCAGACTTCAAGCAGATAACTTATTTCAGGAGTTAACCATGACCGACGACGAGGAAACAATGCAGCAACGAGCTACTAGAATACTGAACGAGTCGATTGCGTTCAGAACATCCTTAGTCGCTGGTTTGCATAAAGAGATAGAGGCAATGTGCTGCGATGGATGGGGACAGTATCATCCTCACAGCAACATGTGTCCTAGCAGAACATCAGAACGAACCCTAAACTTCATCGACACTACTTGTGCAGAAATGGGTAAAGGTAAGCGACACTACATCGGATCAGTCAAGTATTGAGTTCAGTCCATAAAGAAACCCCGTTCAGGTGATAAGCCTGACGGGGTCTTTTCATTGGTACTCTTAACCTTTAACCGTCCGAAGGTTTGTGCTTTACGAATCGTAAGTAAACACGAGACACCTGAGCAGATTCCCACAGTCCACCAGATTGAGTTCTTATCTTCTGCTGGTTCAAGTGTTTAGCGATTGCATATAGCGACTCACCTGCTTTAACTCGCTCAACAATGTCCAGCACAATCGGGAACTGCTCCGGCTGCGGTTCAAGCTGGCCAGCTTCATTCTTCACGTAGCCAAACGGCACTCCGCCCCAGTGCTTGCCAGCATTCTTGTGACTCTCAGCGGTTTTAGTCATCAGGTTTCGTACACGTCGAATATGTGCGGCACTCTGGTACGTATTGCTTGCCTGAGTATTATCAGTCATCTCAACCCTTTCGTAACTTAGGTGTAGGTCTTCCAACACGCTTGGACTTAACCGTATCCGGTAGTCCCCAAGCCTCAATACAGGTATCGACGATCAGCTTGGCCTTAGTCTTCCCTGTCTGTTCCATCTTCACTCTCACAGCTTCCCAGAACTCCTTAGAGGCTGAGATTCCATGGACTGCACTGTCGCCTTCATTGCGACCCTTCTTCTGTTCACTTGGCATCGTCAATACCCTTCTGTGTGTAACCTTCAACTGGATCTGGCTGTAAAGACTTCAATCTCTCCAGCATCTGTTTGTACTGCTCAGAAACCATTGCTGGCGTCTGCTTACTCCTCGGTGGTCTATCGTCGTTCCAATTGTCCTGAATCATGGCATCACGCAGTACGACCAACGCACTAATGGCTTTCGTGATATGACTCAGTTGACTGTCAGGATCAGTATCCTCACCTTCCCACCAAGCCTTGATATGCCTGAATGTAGCATCCCAGTACACCGAGGCTCTGACACCAATCACTCGCCAGTTATAGCCTCCGTACTTGTGACTGCCTTCAGCGAGTGCTAAGCCGATCTCAGCCACAACAGACAAAGGAACATTGTGAATCGGCGGTTTAGTGCTGCCTATGTTATCTTTAGGGTTACTGTCTTTTTTGAAGTCATTTTCCATGCAAAGTCCTATAGTGGCCTTTCTTGCCCGTGATTGGGATGATAACCATATTGCTCTTCTGCTCTCTGTCTTGCTATCTTTGCTTCTTCTAATGTCGGATACGATCCGATGTACTTCAGCTTATTGTCCCCTTTTATCTGCACCTCCCATCGAGTGGGCGAACGCTGGATTACACCAGATACGCCTGACCTATTGTTGGAGTTCAGTCTCCTGTTCCTTTGATTCTGTTCTGCAGATACATCTCTCAGGTTATCCCACTTATTATTGGTTCCGTTTCCATCTTTGTGATCCAATAACTGAGTAGGCCAACTACCTGTTGTGAGTAGCCATGCAATATTGTGAGCACCATACGCCTTACCTTTGACTTTAATCCGTATATACGTTTTTCCGCATACTTGCTTGAGTGGTCCGCCAGCAACAACTCCCGGTTTGCGATTAAATGTTCCTGCAGTCAACCAAGTAATAATTCCTGTCTCCGGATTGTAACTCAGGTTTTGACGTATGTACTCTTCTACTGACATTGATATTCTCCACGCAAAGTCTTACGATACTGAATCCAACCATACCCGAGGTTGCCACCGTCACCAGTGTGCTTTCCTGATCGAGCAACATGCTCAAACGGACTAAAGTGCTTACTAGCCAACAGTCGATCATGCAGATCAATATCAGCCTGTACGTCTCGGATACCATCGTGTGTCAGATAGCTGACCCTCGCACATCGACCAACTGACACCTTTACCTTATCTTCATCACTCAGAAGTTCATCACCCTCAAAACCGATCAATGGGTGATGCCATTGTCCCGTAGAGAGTTTCTGAGGAATAGATTGACTACGAACCTCACGAGCCATTCCAGCAATCTTCTGAATGTGTGGCTCAGCTTCATGATGACACCTCAGAGCAAAGAAGTTATTCCAAGCTCCTTCATTGCCGGTACAGATGACTGTAATCCACATCCAAGGCTCCAGCAATCGATTAGCAATCTGTTTGTGGAGACCCATAATCAGCATCATTTTTACCCAATAAATGCTATCCCTGCGAGCATTCATCCACGAATCTTCGCACATGTACGCATCTGCTTCACTCAACACCTCATACGCCTGCATCCCCTTCTGAGCTTTACCCCAGTGAATAGGAATAACAGGATTCTTCTCCACTTGCTCAATCATCTTCTCTACAGGTATGGCACGACTGGATGCAGCATTCCTGCTGAACATTCGATGTGTCATCACTTCACTATGGATGAACCGTGGATACGTCAACTCCATCGTCGTCAACCTGTTGTCACAGGTATTGGTACTATCTGCGAGTACCTTGGCACTAAACATGTCTTTCTCCAGAAACAGTTAAGGGGTTACCACCAACGAACTGTATCATATTCCCTACATCAGTCAACAGTCTGTTACACATTTCTTGTACACTATCTGTACACGTCGAGGCTCTAGGATCGCGTATAGGCTCCTGTAGCCATTGGTCGACTCTCAGGTCGTATTGGAGATCCAATCGCTTCCTAGGCCTATCCTGTGCGACGAGAGAGGCATATCCATGGTCTGTGCTGATTGCAGTGACAATCTGTAGGCATTTTCAGACAAGTGTTGACAGAACGTAACACTGCTGCCATACTGTGCTCGAATAAGCGTGTCGGTCCGAGCATAAATCGGCCAACGTCTCCAAGGGCAGGTTCAGTCAATACCTGGAAGGCCGGAGACGAAAATAAATCGGCTGGAGAAACGACTGAGCATAAAGCTACTCCAATATCCCATCGCTTCCACGCGGTGAGGAGGGAGGGGTGGAGCATAAAGCCTATGGGAAGTTCGACTACAGCTAGTCACTTACAGTTGCTACTGTAGTCTAGTCATTACTCACAGTAACACTAGCTGCTGTAGACCATACAGTAACAGTTAGTGACAATAACTGATTACTCACATCACTCAGATAGAGTAGCTCTTGACAAGCAAGCCTGATGAACTTGTTTCTGAGTGTTTATTACTTTCATCAATCCATCATCAGGATTACTCTCATGCTTACTCAGGACCGATTGAAGGAACTTCTGCATTACTGTCCAGAAACTGGTGTGTTTACTTGGTTGGTTAGCGGTAATGGCAGGCGTAAGGGAGCAGAGGCAGGCACTGCTCACCGTAACATTATTTCTGGTAAGTCCTACCGTGAGGTGCAAGTATTTGACCACAAATATCAGGCACATAGGCTGTCGTTCCTGTACATGACTGGCGAGTTCCCTGTGGATCAAGTAGACCACATTGATGGCAACGGACTTAACAACATCTGGACTAACCTTCGGCCAGTTACTTTTGGTGAAAACCAGAAGAATAGGCGTAAATATGCTCATAACACATCTGGGACTACAGGTGTGTATTGGAATGTGCAATGTGACAAATGGGTATCTCAAATTGTGGTCGAAGGAAAGAGCAAGTATCTAGGGTACTTCCACAACAAAGAAGACGCCATCGCTGCCCGTAAAGCTGCTGACGTACTCTACGGCTTCCACGAAAACCATGGAACTGAACGACCACTGTAGCTGACAGTAATACTCTCTCCGCCCCCATGGAGAAGTTCATGCCCAATCATCGTGTTCTCGTTATCCCCGACCTTCATTGCCCCGGTATGCTATCTTCTTTCCCAGAATTTCTTCAGGGGATTTACGATAAATACCGCTGCAATAAGGTCGTCGCCATTGGTGACATTGCTGACTTCCACTCCATGTCCTACCACGAGCAGATGCCTAACCTGCGTTCGGTAGACGATGAAGTTACTGCCACTCAGGAACAGCTTGCTGAAGTCACCAGAAGATTTCCTAAGGCAGAATACCTAAAGGGTAATCACTGCTGCTTAATTGAGCGTAAGGCTGTTACCGCCGGATTATCCGCCAGCCTCGTACGCCCCATCAACGAGATATTGAACCTTCCTCGTGGTTGGAAAGCCTATCCTCGCTACCACAAGCTCATCCTCGACGATGTGATCTACACGCACGGAGACGCTGCTAAAGGCGGTCAGTTTGCTGCGTTGAAGACTGCTCAGGCAGAGCACATGAGCGTCGTCATGGGGCATCTGCACAGCCAGTCAGGTGCTTGGTATTACGCAAATGAAAGAAGCCGCATATTCGGCTGTGCTACAGGTTGTGGTATTGACCGAGAGGCTTTGCAGTTCTCTTACGGTATCAAATTCCCAACCAAACCGATCATATCCTGTGCTGTAATACTTGACAAAGGTCGTCTACCGATTGTGGAAACCATGTACCTGTAGGAGACACGATTGTGAAACTAAATATCTGCGGACGGAAGTATGATGTAAGACGTGGTGATATCCCGGGTAACTTTGGGCTATGTGACTGCAACAAAGCGACTATCACAATCGCTGAGGATCTGGAAGTCCATACGGATATTCCACCAGAGACTATTCTGCTCCACGAGGTGCTGCATAGTGTGCTTTACGAGACTGGCATCACTAATGCCCTCAAGGATCGCATCGAAGAGACTATAGTACACGCACTAGCACTTCAACTAACCAGAATTGGTTATCGTCTCGACAGACCGTTGCCCCCTGATCTCAGTAACCATTAGCAACTTCTTCGAGCACCGACAGTACCAAGTTTATCCGACTGAATACGTCTGAGTTCCTGAAGCGGACCACAGTGTACCCCCATTTCTTCAGTCTTCGAGTCCGCAAGGCGTCACGTCGTTTCACATCTTTCCTGTCATGAACTTTACCGTCAATCTCGACGATAAGATGCAATGATTCGCATACGAAATCGCCAATGTAACCATACACTACTTGCTGTGGCAGGAACTGATGCTCCCAAGTCTTCTGTCGTTTCTTCAGTCTATTCCAGAACAACGCTTCTGCTCTGGTCATGTTGTTTCGTAGTTGTAACGCATAATTCGCCGTAGATGTCTTGCATCTCTTAGGGGATCGTGGTACCTTACGTCGGAGCCGTGCCATAACATTTCCTTTCTCAGAAATTATCGAAGGCCCTTGAGGTTTAAGGACCAATAAGAAATGGACATACCGACTATCGTGACAACTGTACTCAGCATCCTAGCACCAGTTGGTGCCTCTGCAACAGCATTGTGGAAATGGATTGTCAGACAGTTGGATGAGTGCAAAGCCAAGCACGCTGAGTCACTGGAGAAGATTGATAACCTTCACGATGAACTACGTACTCTCTCAGAAGATGTCGGCAACATGCGTGGTCAGCTAAGCGTATACCAATCACGCAAAAATACAGAAAAGGGTGTTGACGTTACACCCACACCTTGATAATCTTTGCGTAAACATACCCACAAACTTAGTTACGGCACCATCACCAGGTAATCCAAGGTAACTTTAAGTCCCTGTGGGTTTTGTCGTTTGCAGTAAACGCGGATCGTTGATCCGCTGTTGATAAAAAAGGGGTAAAACGTGGGCGATCCAGTGCCATCATCGGCAATTTACGACGCGACGACTGGTGGTCTGTCTGTGATCGTGATCACTGGTGGATCGACTGGTGACGTACTGACTAAGCAGAGCGATGGCACCTATGCACCGGTGACGCCGTCAAGCGGCGGCAGCCCCGGCGGGTCTAGCGGGCAGGTCCAGTACAACAACGCCGGAGCATTCGGCGGAATGACTGCAGTCGTGTACGCTGGCACGGGATCACATGTAACAATTACCTCGCAGGCCGCTTCGACAATTCCGCTTTGCATCAAAGGGGCCGCGTCGCAGTCTGGGCCGCTGATTGAGACGCAGAATTCTAGCGGTACGAGATTGCTGTGGATCGACCCGTCTAGTGCCACGAATGCAGAAGCAGGAAGGTTGCGGCACGGAGCAAAAACAGCGTACCTTGGCTGGTATTCGAGTGATTGGCTGTCGCTTGATGGGGGGAATGGGACTCTCTGTTTTCATGCGTTTGTTTGGGGATCTGCGTTCACTGCAAGATTGAGAACGGACGGCACAATAACTTTACAGACGCTAGCAAGCGATAGCGGGAACAACGCTACGCTGTACTGCAAAAACGGTGAATTGTACTGGCGTGGCGGAGCGGGAACGATCACAAAACTTGCGAACACTTGAGGTACCGACCGTGGACAAAATCGAGATCAAGATCACTCGCGGATGTGATGCAGGCGGCAACGGTGGAAGCGTCGTTGATCATGCGGCGGCAATTCTTGGAGCAATGCCTAGTGGCGTTCCGATTGTCGATGTGATCGTTGCTGCGTTCGCAGAGGCATATGGTCTGCATGAGGTCGAGGTCGACGGCGAAATGCAGCCAGTCTCGGGCTTCCGGAATGTTTCATATCGACTACGGCAGCACATGACAGAAATCGTGTCGTCGTATGCTCAGAGGCAGGCACAGCAACAAGCTGCACAGCAGGCAGGAGCGGCGGTGTCAACGGCTCTTGGCAATGTCACGATTTTGGATCAGGTGTAAACAATGACGACGCAAACCATTCACATACACACATTCGATTACGGGGCATCGCTCAGCAGTGCGACACTTCGCAATGTGTCTGATGATACGCTGGTTGCGACCGCAGACACCGTAAATGAGGTAACTGCGGATTCGGGATTGTACGCGGCTGTTTTTGGTGAGGTTTCTGTCATCGCAGCCGGGGAATATCGGCTAAGGGCAGTTGTAGGCGGAAAGCCGATCAATCGCTATGTGACATTGGATGGGACAAATAACGAGGTAGTTGAGGCCCGAAACGAGCGCCTATCGGTACTGGACTCCGCTGCTACTGCCGCACTGGTAGACTTGATCTGGGATGAGCCATTAACAGGTGCCACGCATAATGTCGCCACGTCCTCTGGCAAACGACTGCGTCAGTCAACAGCATTCCAGCAAATCGACTCGACTGTCATTGATGCGTCTGCAACCACAACTACGTTCATCACTGGCCTCGATTCAGCGGTCGATGATTTTTACAACGACTCAATGCTGGTGTTCACCGATGGGGCACTGGCCGGACAGGTTCGTTCGATAGTAGACTATGTGGGAGCCACAAAGACCATCGTGCTGGAGGAAGCTCTGACATCGGCTCCGGTCAACGGAGTGGCGTTTACCATCGTTTCGCTGCATATCCATCCGGTGAGTCAGATTCAGAGTGGGCTGGCGACGAGTGCTGCATTGGCTGCAGCTAAAACTATTTTAGACAAGGTTGATACCGGACTGGTCGTCGACGGTGCTGTTTACCAGTTTACTGCGAATATGCTGGAGCTAGCACCTGCTGGTGGTGGTGGAGGTGGCGGTGACGCTACACTCGCCAAGCAAGAAGAGATACTTGCTCAATTGGATCTGGTTCAAGCTCAGACCGATCTCATCGGTACTGCCGCAGGAGCCACTACACTACTTGCTGCTGCAGTCCTAGAACCCGGAACCATTACTTCGTTCCCAGAAACTCTTACGATCGGTGATTCGTACACGGAACAGAATGGTCGTGAGATCCAGATCCCAATCGTTGACACTGATGGTACTCCGCTATCGTCTACAGGCTCCCTGAACTTCGCTGATGCTTCTGTTACTTTCACGCTTCAACGATCCGGTGAGACTGACTCTACACGAGTCATTACAGGTACTGCAACTTTCGTAGACCCTCCGGGTACTGGAACAGGTGCTGGTGCTCCTTACGCTGTCATTGAACTTCCTGCTTCAGAAACAGCCAAGGGACTCAAGAAGTACAAGTACTCTGGCATCCTGACCTTTACGTGGACCGGAACAGGAACTGATGTCATGTCCTTCGAGACTGACACCGTTACATTCGACAACTAAGACTCGACACACCCCATGTCGCTAGAACTTGAAATAGACCCAGCTTCTTCGTACATCTCAGGTAACCAGAAGATAAAGGTTCCAGATCCCATCTACGAATTCGATAAGATGATCGGATGGAAATGGATCGAACTGAATACCTGCGACTTTCTTAGAGGCATCCCCGGATACGACCCGTTCGTTACAGCCAAAGACTATTACTTTGACTGTGCTGAATGGGATCGTATAATTGCATTCGTAGTCAATGAGTGCTGCTTTCCAGAAGGTGAGTTAACAGGACTGCCGTACATCCCTGAACGATGGCAGTCCAGCATCTACGCCAACTTGTTCTGCTGGAAGCATAAGGATACCCACCTCCGACGTTACCGCGAATGTTTCATATACGTTCCACGAAAGAACAGTAAGACCTCATCGTTCGGGGCGATCATCTCGCTGATCATGTTCTTCGTAGACAAAGAGAAACGCTCACAGAACTATTGCTGTGCGGCTGATGTGGAGCAAGCCTCCAACAACTTTCGTCACTGTCAGTACATGATCGAGAACAACCCCAAGCTAATCTCCAGACTACGAGAAAAACGAGTATTCAGGTCCACACGATCTTTTGAGCATACCGATGGTGCTATCTACAAAGTCCTATCGTCTATCGCAGATACCAAGCACGGATTATCCCCCAACTTCGTGTACGTCGATGAAGTTCACGCTCATCCCAATAGCGAGCTTATTGACGTTATGCTCACAGGAACTGCTGCCCGTACCCAACCCCTTGTACTGTACACGACCACCGCTGACTATGATCGCCCCTCAGTCTGCAACAGCCTATACGACAAAGCCAAGAACATTGCCAGTGACAAGCAGTGGGAACCAACCTTCCTGCCGGTGATCTATGAAGCCGATCTATCAGATGACTTCCGTTCAGAAAAAGTGTGGAAGAAAGCCAACCCGAATTACGGTAAGTCCATCCGTAAAGATTACTTCGAGCGTCTGGTTCGCAACGCCCAAGACAACCCTGTAGAACTTAACCGATTTCTTCGTCTTCATCTTAACGTCCGTACCAAAACAGAAACAGCTTGGATTCCATCCCACATCTGGGCCAACGGAAACGCTAGTCCTGAAACCCCATTACTGTCGATCACTGCTATCAAAGAGTGGATGTCAAAGCACCCATTCTGGTGCAACATTGCTAACGACCAGAAATTTACTACGGCAACTTCGGTTGACGTGTACATTGGTCGCTATCAGTTGTACTGGTCGTGGTTCATTCGTCAGGTTGAATTCCTACAAGAAGAAGAGTGTTACGCTGGATTCGACAACGCTTCGGTGAACGATATTGCATCACTGAACTTGTGGTTTCCTAAGTACGGTGTTATGCTGCACTGGGGCTGGTGTCCTGCAACCTCCATATACCAGCGATCTCAGGAACAGAACCTACCTTACAGTCAGTGGTGGGAATCAGGTGTCATCAATGCAACATCCCCTCTGGATACAGTCGATGAGAACGCAATCATTACTGCCATGCTTGGGGATGGAAACAACAAAGGTATCCTTTCCCATTTCTCCGGTTGTCGAGAAATATGCTTCGACCGCTGGGGATCACATCATATTTACACTACCCTCAAGCAATACGGTTTTCCAGCTAGAGCTTACCCCCAGTCCTTTGCCGGAATGAATGAGCCTTGCCGTCGAATGGAAGCGTTGGCTATCGACCACCAATTCCAGCATGGCGGACACCCTGTCCTTGATTGGATGATCGGAAACGTAGTTATCGTGCAGTCCAGAGATGGACAACGCAGACCGGACAGATCGAAGTCTACAAACAAGATCGACGGTATCGTAGCGGGGTTAATGGCCATGGGAGCATGGATGTACCCTGAAGTTGAAACCATCACAGAAATCCGTGGTTTGAAATAGGACATCACATGGGCTGGTTTTCTCGCAAACCAAAAGATACTATCTCCAAGACCGCTGTCGGCAACTTAATCGACATCGTACTTAATACTACGGGTACGCTGTCATGGAAGAACCTGTTTGGCGTACTGAACCACGAGAAGCAGTATACCAACAACACGACTGCTGCTCTGAAGTTGTCTGCCGTTAAGTGTGCTATCGACATTTACACCGGCATGATTGGTTCCATTCCTCGTCGTATGTACGCACTGGAAGCTGGCTCACAAGCCAAGACTAAAGTCGTACCAACAACGGACAACCCAGCTTCACGCATCTTCTCTCATTACTTCCATCCAGAACTATCCTCCGACGACGGTCTCCTGACAATCGTCTACGATGTCCTGATGGACGGTAACTGTTACTTCTACCGAGAGCGTGACCTCCAAGGTCGTACGTCCCGCCTGTACTACATTCACCCGTCCAGAATTACACGAGGGAACATCTCTCGTGCTTCTGGTCAGGAACAACTGTCTACAGGTCGTAAAGCTGTTCAAGGCGAACTTCTGTACCGCATTGACACAGGAGTATCCTCTCGCGACATCCGTACAGAGCCTCTGCTGCTGCCTAAGAGCGACATTGCCCACTTCAAGGGTAAAGTCCTCGATACGGAATACCACCGTGCTATCGGCTTCGTAGAGTGTTCTGAGGTGTCTCTGGATCTCTACCGTGCTTCTGAAGAGTTCGGCTGGAAGTTCTACAGTCGTGGTATCGCTACGCAGATGTTCCTGACGACAGAGAACCGACTGGCTCCTGAAGTCCTGAAGCGTCTCGAAGCCAACTTCACAGACGATCCCAACGCTCCGCTGGAAGACATCTTCCGTACCCGTATCCTCGAACAGGGACTGAAGCCTGTTCACATGGGTATTCCGTTCCAGCATCTCCAGTTCATCGAGACTCGTGCTTTCAGCGTTGAAGACGTAGCACGCGGACTGAACATTCCACCTGCTCTGCTCCACAGCTACATGGGAACCAAAGCTGGTGATGCTGATCTATCACAGGCAGTAGCCCTGTTTGTCCAGACGGGTATTGGTCCATTACTCTCACGCATCGCAGGTCAGTTCAAGTCGGAGCTTATCCCTCTGCCATCTCAGATGTTGTACTGCTTCGAGTTCGAGTTACTGTACCTCTACCGTAACGTCATCGACAAGTTTACTACCGCTCTCAGAAACTTGTTTGAGATCGGCTTCATCGACAGGACTTACGGTGCTGGTCTCCTCGGTATGCACATTGATCCTAACGATGAGTCCAGTGCCTTGCGTTATGTTCCTGTTAACCTGATGACCGTCCAGCACTCGCTTCACTTGGAGGAAGGTGCTGATCTTGCCAATGACATGGCTGAAGCTCAGATCGAAACCACCAAGAAGACTAACGAAGGTATGGTGTCTGCCGAAGAACATGCAGCAGTCACGGAGAAAGCTGAAGCAGCCAAAGCTCCATCAGGAGGCAAGATGGACAAGTCTCCTTCGGGCGACAACATCGACAAGCGTATCCGAAATGCTGAAGAGAGAGTGAAGTCGGCATTCCTTAATGTCATCAACGGTTTGAAGCAGTACGAGACTCGTGTACTTGATCAGAAGAAGCAGTCCCGTCCTGACGACTTCGATGTTGCTAAGGCTGAGTTCTACAACGATAAGTTCCACGGAATGCTGATGGACCAGCTAGCACCTTGGAAAGACCTGATCACCATTGGTCCATCAACTCTGGACAACGTCGTCGCAGATTGGGTATCCAACCAGAAATCACCAGAAGGAATTGACAATGAAGTCACTTGTATTGAACCGTAAGCAGTTGCCTTCTGGTGAAACGCTGGAATGCAAGGTCACCTTCAACAAGGCTGACGAACTGCTGATCTATGACATCATCATGCCTCAGAAGACGTATGATGGTGAGACCTTCAACTTCGCTACACCCGCCGATGTTACAGACTTCCTGAAGGATGCACCACGAGACTTCAACGTCCGTATCAACTCTTCAGGTGGCGAAGTCGGTGCTGCTCTGGCAATGTACAATCGCTTGCTGGAACATCCCGGTAAGGTTACAACCATCGTCGACGGATACGCATTCAGTTCTGCTGGCTGGCTGGCACTTGCTGGCTCAGAGCGACAGATATGCAATGGCGGTCTATTCATGATGCACAACCCATACCTGTACGCCAAGATCGACTCACTCAATGAGATCCAGAACGTACAGAACCGCTGGGAGTCTCACCGCAACAGCATCGTAGATATCTTCACTACCAGAACTTCTATGAACGAAGCTCAGGTGAAGACTCTTATGGAAGCTGAGACCTACATGTCTGCCTCAGAAGCAGTAACCAATGGCTTGTTCCATTCCGTCCGTAACGCTAAACCTGATACTGCCATCCTCAACTGCCTGCATATTCCTGACGCAGTTAAGAATCGAGCAGACGTTTCTATTGCACAAAATGTAGTAGACGTAAATGCTCTTAGAATCAGGGCTTTGAACTTACGAAAGAATTTTGCAATTAAGTAGTTGACGGGCTTCCGTCATGCTGTTATTCTTACCGTGTCAAAGGCTATGCCCACAGCAACGCACATAAGCAGACGCCAGATGCCACATCACAATCTAGGAGGTTTTGTCATGGCTTCTGCCATCGCTAATCGCGTACTCGTATTCAACGATACGCCCGCCAAACACGACGACATCTTGAAGATGACCGTCAACCAGCTTCAGGACGAACGAACTCGTCTCATTACTGTCACCGAAGTCTTCGATGCCAAGGGCGACAAGCTCTCATCTGAAGACGCTCAGGCTTACTCAGACGCTGTGGATCGCATTGAAGCGGTTCAGAACGCACTGAGCAAGACTCCTGCCGGTCTCGCTGAGCGTAAGGCTGCACTGCTCGCCACGTCTCGTATCGCCAATGCGACAAGTGGGCTGACCTTTGACTTCTCCAAGAGTGTACACACTCGTCCAGCATGGGAAGACGACAAGGACAAGTTCGGCTTCAAGAACCAGCAGGAATACCTGGGTGCTGTTGTCAACGCCTACAAGTCTCGCAATCCAGAAGCAATCGACCCACGGTTGAAAGCTGCTGTGATGGACGCAGTAGGCTCTGACGAATTCAGCAAGGCCAACTGGGAAGCAGCAGGTATCACTGTACCTCGTGGCTTCATCAACACGGTCATGCAGCTTGAGCCAGAAGCTGACCAGCTTACGAGCAAGATGACTCGCATCCCAATGACCGCTCCAACGGTCGACATTCCTGCCCGAGTTGACAAAGACCACAGCACTTCCGTGACTGGTGGATTCGCTGTCTACCGTGGTAAGGAAACTGCTGCTCCGACGCTCAGCAAGAACGCCATGGAGATGATCACACTGAAGGCACATGAACTGAACGGTGCTGCTGCAGCAACCAATCAGTTGATGGCTGACAGTCCTCTCTCTATCGCTGCTCTGATTGATCAGGGACTGCGTCAGGAAGCTCGCTCTTACCGCATCAACGAACTGTTGAACGGTAACGGCATCGGTCGACCTCTGGGTATGTTGCACTCCAGCAACGATGCATTGCTGACTGTTCTCCGTGAAAGCGGCCAGTCAACATCTGTTATCGTCAACGGTACCAACATCCTGAAGATGCGTCAGCGAGTCTGGGGTTACGAGAATGCAGTGTGGCTGTGCTCTCTGGACCTGTTCCCGACAATCGCAACGCTGCACATCGAGTCGCCAAACAACGCTGGTCTCGTGAAGCTGTTCTACCCTGCTGACTCTGCCAACCCAGACATGCTGCTCGGTCGTCCAATCATCTGGACAGAGTACATGAATGGTATCACCAGCGGTCAGGACGGCTCAGCCATCAGCGAGTGGAACGACAACTTCCTCGCTTGCGTCAACCCAACGCAGGTACTGTACGGTGAACGCGGAACTGGAACGCTGACACGCAGCATCCACGTACGCTTCCTCGAACGCGAAGAAGTCTTCCTCTTCACCAGCTTCGACGATGCTCGCCCATGGTGGAAGACCGTCATGACTCCTGCCAAGGCTGGTCTGACTCTGTCACCATTCGTTGTCCTGTCCAAGACGACTGCATAGTTCATGCAGGTTTGAGGGGCATGTAGTAAGGTCCACCTGAACCATGCCCCTCTCCCTTCCGTGTTTCGATTCTTCTCCTGTACAGGAACAAATACTATGGCTACTCAGAAGTTCACTCACTTGTCCTCTAAGAGCCAGATCACTGCTCTTGGGACGCTCACAATGACGGGGAGCATCGCTAATGCTCACGTTATTGATATCCTGTTCGACAAAGCTATGCTGGTCATCAACGATGCTGACCTGACTGGTGCTTTGACTGTTACTGTCGCTGGCTCAACTGCCGCTGACGGGGCATCTGGTTTCACGACCATCAAGACCTGTACCTTCTCTGCTGCTCTAGCCAACATGAACATGGCAGTGGAAGTCGACAGCGAAGAAGTCAGCTACGCTCAGGACGTTGCAGGCGTTGTTTTCCTGTCAGTCGTATTCCGATTGACTGGTACCAACACCAACACGCTGGATGCTGCTGTTCAGGTTACAACCCTGCACCAGTACAGCGACCTGACTCCAACCGGAACAGGCGTCACAGCTTAGTACAACCTTCGCAAGAGGGTAAACAGCCGCAGTACAGTTCAGGGGGTGGCTGTACTGCGGTTTGTCTTTTGGAGATCATTCATGCCGATGTACGTTGATCTTGCCAGTGAAGCTGCACTCAGTACGATTGTGGGCACCACACTGCTGGATGCCACTAAGCGTAACATTGGCTTCGATCCAGAAACACCTACGGAACTGTTGCCAGTCGATCTGGAAGACTTACTCCACGAGTGCATCTCGATCTGCGAGAAGGAACAGTGGAGATTCATTCTCCGTAAACCTGTTACTCTCACTCTTCCTTACGAAGCCTTCTGCAATCCCGATGGTCTGTTCTTTTTGCCATTCGGACGTGTCACTGAGATCACAACCTTCACGTACATTAAAGACGATCTGACCACCGGAACCGTATCATCCTCCGACTACACTCTCTACACCTCAGAACCATCCAAGCTATGGGCTGAGAACTGGGAAGAAGTCTTCGAAGAGATCAACGATGAGCAACCCTACCCAATCACCATCACCTACACCACCGGCTACGCATCATACGACGCTGTACCCAAATCAACCATCCGAGCTATCAAGATCCTCGCTTACCACTTGTTTGAGTACCGCGATGCGATCTCTGATGGCTCTGTCTCAGAACTTCCTCAAGGCTATTGTCAGCTTCGCGATCTCAACCTTCTGAATGACCATCGTGCAATCCGTTACATCACAGAAGACTGGTCGAAAGTGAGTCGTGGATGAACAAGTACAATCGTCGTTCACGCCCCAATCTACGAACCATCTGCGAGTTCTGGACACCTTCCACAGTCGTCAACACATCGGGTGAACTCACACAGGAATTTACTCTTCATTACAAAGGTCCGTTCTCTCTGGAGGTGCCCCGCAAGCCAACAGAGATTACGGACTCCGGTCGTGTGGCTTCTGAACAATCTTTCATGCTCATAGGCCAATGGTGCAAACCTGCTGAGGAGATCACTGCAGGTATGTTCTGTGTCATTCCTTCTCGTCAGAAAGTATTCGCGGTTCAAGGACCAGCGACTGACCCATGGGGTGACAGGAAGAAAGTCAACATCACGATCATCGACAACGTCTCACAGCCAATCACCATTCAACTTATACCCACAATGTACTGATGGCTAAACCATTCTTCTCAATCAAGTTCGACATGCCTGCTGAGGTGATCAACGGCTTCCCCAAGTTCGTTGGTACGCTTCGCAGGCACATCGTACGTCAAGCATTGAGAAGTGCATTACTTCCATCCAGAAACTCTTTGAAGTCTAAGCTGATGGCTCTCCCCCGTGAGTCTAAGCAGTCCTCTGGTGCTACCTACCGTGCGTTAGTGTCCAAATACAAGAACGCTCGCAACAACCCTGATCGGTTCTACGGGATCATCGGAGTCAACAACAAGTACATCGAAGCCACAACGCTGGAGAAGTCCCCCCTCTACGCAAAAGCAATCCAGCGACAGGTCTCATTCGGTATTCGTCAGAAACGTACAGCCGATGATGGTTCAGTGATCTACAGCAAGCGTTACCCTCGTGGTGACGTTCGCAGTAGACTTCGTAAGAAGGTGTTTGGTCCTAAGAGTGTTGGTGGCCTAAAGAAGCGTTGGCCTGCCCGTTACCTGCATCTGTGGGAAGCAGGCTTTACTCATGCTCGGAGTGGTAAGGCTTTCACAGGTCATCAGTTCTTCGCTAAGACCAAAGAAGAGACACAAGCTAAGGCTAAGGAAATCTTCCGCACCAAAGTACTGGAACACTTCCGTAAGGCATTCGGCAAATGAGTCCATACACTTTAGATGTCGGATTACAGTCATTGATCAGCGGTGCTGTCGGAGCTACCATTCCGTGCAGCAAGTCTTCGTTCCTGCCCTCGCATGATCTGAAGACTGCCCCAGACGGTTATGTGTTCTACGACATCTCAGAGGTCACACCATTTCATTCCTCAGAAGGTCTTGCAGAGGCTAATGACTCAGAGAAGTGTAGCTTTACACTTGACGTAGCCTGTGTAGCCCATTCTAATACTCAACGTAAGGCTCTTGTTACCTCCGTGCTCGCAGTCCTTCAACCCATTGTTGCTGGCCGTCGAACACAACTCACCTCCTATGAGATAACCGGAACCAGCGTGTACATCAACTACCTGAGACTCGATTCTCAGGACGAAACGTATGTGTTGAAAACAGGACAGTCGAATCCTGATCTGACGATGATCGTCCTGTCTTTTTCTGGTAAGGCTACCTGTTAGGAGGTTTTCATGTCCGCACGCGATACATCACGTATCAAGATCAAGTGGTTCGAACAGACCACAGCACCAACTGGTTCAGGAGCAGCACCTGATGCTGTTGATACCGCAAGCGACGTTTACGCCTGTGTTACTGACGGTCCTACATGGTCCGGCTTCACTCGTGGGGACGTGGAAACAACTTGCTCCAATACGACACTTGACGCATGGGGGAACTTGATTCGTACCTTCCGTGCCGGTAAGCTGGTCGATCTTGGAACCATTACTTTCACTGTAGACTGGGACCCAGACGATACCAATGGTGGTCGTGAATTCGCAGCATTCTTCGACGGTCGCTCAGGTGACCTGCTCGTTGAATTCCCTGCTGAAGGAGCCGAAACCACTGGTCCAATTCTGGTCCTGACCGGATACTGCAACAAGTTTACTCCAATGGGCACTGTACTCTCTGACGATCAGGGATCACGCTCACTGGCAGAACTTGTCTTCAAGTTGTCTGGTATTGACGTAACTGCTCCAGCTTAATGCTGATGGTACAACACCTCCATTCACCCCTTCTTTAGGAAACCTGTATGTTGCTCAAACCTCTCAAGCGTGCCCCACTCCCATCTTCTTCTTCCTCAGAAATTGTTGAGCCGTCAGCAGGACTCGCAACGGCATTTATTGCCAAGCTCCGTGAGTTCCCGGGATCATCTGAGACCGATGTCCAGCCTCATTACTTCTCCGGTCTCCGTGTCCTGATCTGTCTGTACGAAGACGGTAAGCCATTCCTGTCACAGTTGATCAACCACTTGTCTCAGGAGAATGCTGAGAAGTGGCCTGTCACTGTTCAGGAAGGTGTCTCTGTTCGTCAAACACTGGATGACATCGACGCTCCGTATCTGGCACGTGTTGTGGACTACTTCCTCGATATGATCAGTACGGAACAGATGTCAGAGATCAACGCAATCCTGCGTGATACGGTCTGGACTCAGGCGGACTCCGCAAAAAACTAATTACTCCCGACGATCCACGCTGGTTCATCTTGTTCCTGTGTAGTCGTTGGGGGAAATCCAAATCAGAGATCGAGTCTATTCCTTACTCAGAATTTTGTGAGCATCTGAACTTTTGGCGAGAGTACAGATGGGGAATGACTGATGACCTTCAGGCGATGTCGATTGCACATCAAATGAAGGTTGCCAACCCTAAGTCGTCAGCAGTTCCATGGATGATCAAGTCGTGGACTGTACAAAAGGATTACACCTACCGTCTCAGCCGACTTGTCGCTAAACCCGTTGCTGCTATCAGGAGCGGGTTTTTTGCTATCCTGTCAGCAGTTAAGGGAATGAAGAAATGAATGACAGTATCCATGAGATGGCAATTAAGTTATCCGTCGATGCTGAAGGTGTATCCCGTGGCTTTCGTACTGCTGCTGAAGAGACTCGTGCCTACCAGAAAGAACTGGAACGTCTCACGTACGCAGTCAGTAAGAACGATCCTAAGCCGTATCAAGCTCATGTCGAACAGTTTGCCAAGGTCACAGAAGAACGCCTCGCTCGTGAGAAGAAAGCTCAGGAGGAGTTCAACGCTTGGTACAACAAAGAGATGGAGCGTGAAGTAGCTGCCTTCATCGCTGCAGAGACAGCCAAAGAAGAAGCTACTAATTCTCGTATCGCTGCTGAACGTCAGGCTGCATTGTACACGCATAATATGCAGCAGCTTGCAACCGCACGTCCACTACCTACTGAAACAGAAGCTCGTGGTCAGGAGTTACTAAATCTTGAGCAGGCTATTCGAGCACGTTTTGCTTTGATGGACCAAGAGCAGCAGCGTATTCAGAACCAGATCGCAATGAACACTACGAACGCTCAGCGTTTCCAAGCTGTTCTTGAGATGGAGACTACTGCCCGAGCACAGGCCAATGCTGATCTCCGTGCCGCTATTACTGCTAGATACGCATTATTGGACGAAGAAGCTCAACTTACGCAGAACAATGCGGCCAATACTGCAGAGCTGCAGCGACTTGCCACAAGTCAGGCTGATGCGGTACACGAGACCGAACTGACTCAACTTCGTGAGTACATCGTCCAGAAGTACGCAGCACTAGCGGAAGCAGACGCACAAGAGCAGCGTCAACTTGAGATGAACCGTGTGAATGCCAATCGTTCACGCGAACGTGCAATGGCAGATGCCGAAGAAGACCGTGAAAGAGAATTGCGTCAGCTTCGTGAAGCTATTACTGCCCGCTACGCTCTGGAAGACGAAGCAGATAGATTTGCACCGCAACAGCAGTCTCACGTAGACGCATTCCGTACCAATCAGATACGCGAACAGGCTAATGCACAAGCAGAAGCCAACCGCATCATGCAGCAGAATCTGACATTGAACGAGCGATATGCTCAACAACTTGCCAATCTGAATCGACTGAACACCACAGTCATTACTACCACTGGCAGAGTAGCATTATCGACTCGTGACTTCACCAGAGCCAAGACCGCTTTAACTATTGCTACAATCAGACAGCAGCAGGCTCAAGTTGCTGCGAACGTAGCGATGGCTAACGGCTATGGTGGTGCCGCTATGGCAATCGGTCAGGCATCGTACGCTGCCGAAGACTTCATTCAGGTGCTGTCGATGGGTGGTGGGCTGAACATGGCACTCATGTCGGCATCCAACAACCTGTCTATGGTCGCTCGTGCCCTGCTCGGTACAAACGGAGCTATGTCTGCTCTTGCCGGTATCGGTATTCCAGCAGCACTCATTGGGATTGGGTTACTGGTTCGTTACTTAGTGGGCACAGAAGATGCTGCTGAAAAAGCTAAGAAGGCTCTGGAAGACTTCCGTAAGGAAATGGAAGACATCGGAAAGATGACAGACCTTCGTCAAAAATTCCAAGCTGAGTCTCGCGTTATTCAGGACATGAAGACTCGCGAAGAGATCGAAACTAAGATCACTGCCCTGAAGCAGGAGCAAAAAGACCTAGACGAAAAGATGGCTCAAGAGGAAGTGAAACGTGCTGGGGCTAATGCTGCGTATTTCGACGAGTTATTGGGAGGGCAACAGGCTAGACTAGACTTTCTTCTGCAGATTGATAAGTCTATACATCAAGGATCTGAGGAGCAGAAACAGTCTGCTAGAGACTTGATTCTACTCTACGGAGAAGCACGCGACGCAGCCATCGCTGGTAACGAGCAGAACATGTTACAGGCGTTGCGTGAGATGCACGATCTAATGAATCGCTTTAGTAAAGAACAAACGGGTATCGTTGGTATAGACGTTGGCTTTTGGGATAACTACAAAGCCATTTTCAATGACCCAGAACTGCTTGACAGACTTGAAAGCATTTTTCATCCGAACGTGACTGATCTTCAGGAGAATCTAAAGCTCCAACAGGAAATAGCCGAAGCATTGCTCAGTAAAGATGAGCACATGACTGAGGAGCGTAAGCGACAGTTGGAGATCGCTAAAAAGTTGTTGGAAGCTCAACAGCAGATGGTACTGGTCGAAGCCGAGATTACTCGTGAACGCCAACAGCGTATGCGGAATGATCTCGAAGAGTTGCGTATGACAGACGCTCAGAAAGAACTAAAACGCATACGTGACGCACAAGCTGCCTTCTCAGGAATTGACGACACATTTGTCGGACCACAATTGCCTGAAGACGAAGAACAGATGATGCGTGACTTCATGCAGGCACAGCTGGCTGCGGTTCAGAAAGAAATTGCTGAGGCCACTAGACCTGTGGTTCAATCAGCGATGGAAGAAAACGGGTTCAGTGCTCAGGCTCAGGCATTCGACCAGATGCTGAAGGCTAAGTTCGAACGTGACCCACAAGCGGAAAAGCTTGATACTCTCATCACTATCGAACGAGAGATGTTGAATGCTATCGAGAACAACGCTATGGTCCAAGTTGTTAAGTAAGGAATACTCATGGGTCTCAAACAGATTATAGGATTCCTTCACGAAGCTCAGGATCTCTCAGCAACGTGGGGTGTCAACACAATCGTAGAGCAATGCCTGATCGAGATGGATTCTCCACTGGAGGATATCATTGACGTTCAGGCTGCTCTGCCTGCGTACGACTTTGGTACTACACCAGAACCAACCTTCACGATTGGACTGTCGTACCATCCAGAACGTACTGACCTGATCCTGAAGCAGGCCAATGGTGTTCGTGTCCATCCAATGGGCAGACCATACTGGATCGTAGACCTCACCTACGAGACAGGCCAATGGCTGGACAAGTTGCTGAACAACGAGAACCAAGGTGCCGGTAATGTTGGTCGCATGAAGCGATTCGACAGCACGCCTGGTACCGGTGAACCAGCAACACAGATTATCAAGTACCCTTGGGACGAACCACCAACATGGCAGTCCAGTACTCGTCGTGTCAGAATCAACATCTTCCATGACATCAATGGTGATCCGCTGAAGCACGCTAACGGACTGCCGATACTAGAAGGCGTATCTGACGAACTTGATTTGGAAGTACATACCTTCACTTGGAACGTTGAGTACGATACGTTCACGTATAGTACAGACGTAGCTCCATTTATTGGAAGAATCAATGTCCTGTCCGTATTCGATGCTCCTATCGACCATGTATTACTAGAGTCATGTACCTGCATCGAGAACTACCGTACTGTAAATCTGTCCGTTCCTGTAGGACAAGATGGAACAGGTGCCACAGCAACTCACCACTTTGTTACCCTCACAGCAACCTTTGTTATTGATAGGCGTACTGATTCCACACTTGGTTACTTCCGTGAAGCCAATCGCCGTGTGTCCATGCACACATTGCAGGTTATACGCGAAGGTGGATTACCTGTTGGTCTTGGACCGATTCCTGTTAACGAAAAAGGAGATGTTGCTACTTCTCCTTGGCCGCTGCGTGATGACGGCACAGCTTATCCTTACGCAACAATTGACGCAGCAGATCCGTTAACCGACTTCGCGTTCATTGATACACTTCAACCAGAGCAGAACGACTTGACAGCATTTGCTGCTCTATATAGGTTAGCCATCCCATGAGCAATAACCGTCTCGGCATTTACAGCGAAGGTGATGCACGCGAGATACACAAACGTGTGCTCGGTCACTCATTGCCTTTACCAGAACTCGGCCAAGCCAAACAGTACACCGTACAAAATATGTTGTACTATGCTTTGTTGACTGAAGATCTCAACGCCGCTACAGATCCAGAGACAGGGTACACTTCTGCCGAATGCCGCGTATTGCGATATATTCAGCCTATAAGTGCTACCACGCTTGATATGGAAATGGCCACAGGCGATATCAGCCTGCTCACAATTACTAACCGCTACGTATCGTTCTCAGCATCAGCAGGCGATCTGCTTCTTATCATTCGTAACGGTGCTGAGTGGTCCCCTGTTACTGCAGTAGCTTCTTCTCAGAAACATGCGACGATCTTATCGTGTCTGGGTAACGGCTACTACTCTGCTGCACTATCGACCAATCCAACATTCGATCTGCCATCAACTACTGGTACAGGCACTGACACAGGAACAGGATCAGGCCAGTACAACGAATGCAGTCCTTGTCAGTGGATCACAGGAGAGAACACTGGGACAGATGCTGCAGCGTGTGGTAGCCTTCAGCAACCATCTCGTGTATCTGTTCCGGGAGACGGCAGTACTATTTATTGCTATGACCCACGCAAGCTAACGCTGTCGACTGGTGCCCACATCATTGTTACGAACATGGGCGATACTGTTGTCAACCCAGAACCCGGAACTGGTACAGGTACCGGAACTGCAATCGACACGATTCCACTTTACATGATCCTGACAGGTAACTATGATCTTGTGGGAATACCCGACAGGTTCTACGAGTGCTGTGACAACGTTGTTACTCTCACTCGCTGCGATACGTACATTGTAGAAGGTTTCTACTGCCCGGGTGTTCAAGTCGATTGTCCCGGTACAGGATCAGCATAATGCCCTCCAATCAACAACAGGCTTTACTCCAGTGTGGCTGCGGCTGCGTAGGATCATGTACAGGATGCTGCTTCTGCTCCCAGTCTCCAGCGACAAATGCGGACTACGTGATCGACGCTCCCAACTGTGCTGCTCTCGA